TTTGCGTATGTTTATCTGACAGATATACTGACGTATCTGAGTGCCGTCAACATATTCGTCCACAAGATTATCAGTATCTGGGAAAATGCCGTAGTTATCGTTATCCGCATCTGTCCAGTCAATGTGACGGCGCTTACTGTCAAATTCAGACATAATCGGGACAGACGCAATATGATCCCTTATGCCTTCGATTATGCTGCTGACCATATCATCTCCTCCTTGCCCTTGCTCCCGCAAGCTTTGCAGCACCGTTAAGGATATCTGATTTATGCGCCGCTTTCATGCGCTCGAACCATAACCGTCCACGCAGTCCTCCACGGGACATTCCGCCCCTGCCCATGCCAGCGTTACCGTAATACTGCGACTTGGCATATACGGTATTGTAGCGCACATATCCGCTGCCGTAAACAGTTCCGATAGCACGCTTAAGGAGACCGCTGAGAAACGGCACATACTTATCGCAGTATGACACCACATTGCTGTCGATGTACTTCTGCACCTTGCCGCCTTTTTCCACACCCCTTTTGCGGAGCATTTCCTCGGCGGAGTCTATCTGTATGATAACACCCATTACTTAGCACCTGCCTTTATGTGCTGCATATCTCTGCTGCCGTATCGGTTAACGGCAACAGACGTTATTCGCAGCGCCGCACCGCAGATAACAGCAGGGTCAACAGCTTCATCGACACCGCCCATCACAACAAAATCCCCGATGCGTACATCTGTATCAACATCGGGAAAATATATTGCAGCGCTGTCTGCATTTTCAGCTCCGTATTTTTTGACTTCCTGCGCATATACGTCCTGCCACATTACCGCAGGAACGTATAAATAAACAGGATCCTCGCCGTCCGCAAGGCGTATCACGGTACAGTCGGTATTGGTCGTCATATCCATTTCACCGCCTTGAGCACATCGGGGATATACAGCTCTGCGATATCATACAGCCGCTCATCGGCGGACTTGACATCTCCCGAAGCATAGCTTACGGAATACTCACCCACTTTTTCCGATGTCTTTGAATATGCCGCTCCCGTTTCGGTGCGGTAATATTCGTCCGCAATCGCACAGGAGCAGGTCATGAGCCGCCGTGCAAGAGAGCTTCCCTCAGCAGGCAGACCGTTTTTCTCAAACAGGAAATCCGTCCGGTTATCAATATACGCCCCCGCCTTTTCGGCGTAGGACGTATAATCATTTTCGCTGATCTTGCCGTGATATACCTTGCTGTAATAGCTGTAATCAGCGTACATCTTACTCATCCTTTCTGCCGGGCGGTTTCTTGGGCTTTCTTACCTTTTCAGCAGGCGATGTCCTCACAGGCTCTGTTCTTCCGACAGTTTTCATGTTCCCACCTCCGTCATCCGGCATAATGCAGATAAATGCCGCTGCGCTTGTTTTCAAACACATCGGCAAGACCATAGGCACGGAAGAAGAACAGCCAGCTGTCGCTTGACTGATTTTCCTCGGGTGTGATGACCTTGTTCACGGTGTGCTTGGGGTACTGGATCACGGCAGACTTTTCGATCACCATGAAATTGATAGGCTTGCCCTCTTCGGATACCTTTCTGTAATACTTGCCTGCTTCCCACGATGCAGTAGATGCAACAGGGGTATATACACCATCGGAGACGGTGTAATAGTTTGAGTAATTTGATGTCCAGTCATCAGGCTGTGAGGCAGTGACATCATACTTTGCCGCAGCTTTCTTGTAGCCGCCTGCCTTTTCGCCGTCACTCTTGCCGTCAGCCATATCAATGGCAGTGTAAAACCTTGACTGGGGTACCTTTACGACCTTTGAGAAGCTGTCAAGTACAGCCTTGGACTTGGTGGTATCCACATTGTTTGCGGCATTAAGCAGTGTAGGAGTGATAAACAGCACCCTGCTTTCGGTTGCGACCTCGGCTTCGTCCATTTCCGACTGTGCTGCGATCAGAGCGCTGATGACATCATTGCCGCCGGTGAGCGAGCCTGTTTTAACAGAGATATCTTTCTGTGCCGCATAGGTTGCGAAGCGGAACGCATCAAGCTCAGGCACTGTTTTTGTGCGGACAAATTCCGCCGCCAGTCTGCCGAACGCAAGACCTGCGGTCTCCTCGTTGTCCATGTTATCAACGCTGAAACGTCTGCCACGGTCATAGTTGAAGGTAACGGTCTCATTCGTGAAGTTGGTATCGCCATCTACATAGCCGCTTGAGCGGGAATAGTCAGCCAGCCCGTCCATTGTGAGCTTGGGAATGATAAGCTCATTGGCATTTGCTCCCGATCTGACCAGTGTGCTGTCACTGTCCAGAACAGAAGTGCAGGACGCAAGCTTATACACCTCGTCCAGCCTGTCGATGAATTTTGAGAATTTTGTAATAGCGTTAGGCATAATTTTTCCTCCCTAAATAAATCACTTGGTTTCAGCGGGCAGACCCATAACGGCTCTGATCTGAGCGTCCGATATTGTATCGGTAGCTCCGCCGTGGTCGATCCCTGTGTCGATCCTTGCTGTTTCCTTTGCAGGCTCATCACCGAAAAGGAAAGCCTTATCGGTCTTAGCCTTTTCCAGCTGTTCCGCCAGACCTACTACCTTGTCGCCGTCAAGCTTAAGGATAGATGTGTCGATGAGGTGTCGGGCAAGACCAACGTCCTTTGCGCCTGCCTTGGTGAGAGCCAGCTCCACGGCACTGTCAAGCTTTGCCTTGGCAATATCGGTGTTGTACTTGGTCTCCCAGTCGGCGGCGGATTTTCTAAGCGCTTCAAGGTCAACACCGTCAAATGCCTTGACCTTTTCAGTAAGCTCCTTGGCGTTCTTCTCCGCAGCGGCAAGCTTATTTTCAGCCTCCGAGAGCTTGGACGCAGCTTCATTCTGCTCCTTTCCGTGCATTTCCAGCACCTTTTCCGCCTGCTCATCTGTCATTCCGAGAGCAGTAAGTTCTTCCTTCTTCATGGAAATTCCTCCTTTAAAAATTGGTTTTGGGTATAAAAAAAGCGCCTTAAAACACGTTTAAGGGCTTTTTAGGCAAAATTATACCGCCCCCGAAGGAGCGGTTAAAAATTATTATTTAATGTAAATTTCTCCACCCTATAGGGTCTTCGTGTGAGTATTCGGATTTTGGCATCTGTGAAGCTATTGTTGCCATATGCTGCTGTATAATAATTTGTGCATCTTTATCAGAAAAGCCTTTGCCTAACAATTCACTATACAATTCTCCCATTGTTTTTCCTTCGTTATTCGGAATAATTGTTTCAAGCCTTTCAATAGTCATTTTTTACCAACCTTTCAATATAATCGAATAGCAAAGGGTCTTTCTTTTTCAGTAACTTAGAATTGTAAAAATAATATTCATAACCAACAGAGAAGTATTCCTGTAAAAGAATAGGATCAAGTTTATCCATTATGAAATACTTTTTACTATCATAAAAAACTCCATTATATAATTCCATATCGAAGTATAATCTTCCCTGATATGGTATTATAAATTTTGAAGATTTAAGAAGCGGTAATGTATGTGACTTGTTATACACATCAATAATGGTTTTAAATTCAATATTAAAACCATTATCCAAATTCAATCCTGCTTTAAGAATTTTATTAAATTCAGGATTTTCATACAGCTTCAAGCTATCATATAAGACGTGACCACATTCGTGTACAACATCAGATTCAGGCGCATCAAAATTGAAGCGCAGATTCTTGGCAATAAAGTCAAAGCCAGAAGTTGAGCCATCGTGCCTTATTTCTATGTCGTTAATAGTTTGCAAGACAATCTTTCGGTGATGTTCAGGCATACGTTTGAAACCACTCATAAAATTATGAGCAAAATCTTTGCGTTCGGTTTCAGTTAACGGAATAACTTCTTTGTAAGAGTTAAGAACTGCTGGAGGAAGTCCCACTTTTCTCGCAGCGTATCCCGCCTTCTGCGAAACACTCTTTCCGAACCCCACGACCCGAACACGGGAGTTATCCCTTTGCAGGTCATTGTCACGGATAAACGCATCAAGCCGTGCTTCACGGTTTTTGAGGATAACCGACCGCCGTGCAAAATCGCTGTCAAGTCTCGCTCTGAGCTGAGGATCCTCCGCCGACTGCCTTGCACCGTCAAGAGCCGCAAGCTGTCGCTTGGAATCACGCACAGCACGTTCATAGCCACGCTGCTTTTGCGTAAGGGCATAATATTCGTCGTTCTCGTTCTTGGTGAAATCGGGCGTGTGATAGGGCGTGTCAATGCCCTCAAAGTACGGGAAAAAGTTGTGTCGGCAGTTCCAACCGCCCAGTCCCTCTCCCGTTCCGTAGCCCGTAGCATCGTAAAAATACGGATACTTGGGGTCGCCACGCACAAGACTGTATATCTGCCCCTGCCATTCGGCGTGGGACGGACGTGCGCCGAAGTGAGAAGAAACCTCAACATAACGGCTGCCAATCTCTTTTGCAAGGTCAAGCTGTATATCACAGCAGGACTTGTTTACCGAAGAAAGTACCGCACGCCTTACGCATACATCGGCGTTATCCCGCCTGCCGCTTGGGTATTCCACACGGGCAATGCCCTTGTCGGCAAGAGATCTCACCGCCGAATATATGGCATCATTGTAGGAAAATGCACCCGATATAACTTTCAGATGCGCAAGGTCCATAGCGTCCGAAAGCTGTCGGTTCGCCTCCGCCGCCATACTGTTGCACAGGTTCCTCATCTGCCCTTTGGAGTTTTGCAGTCCCTTGGACAGCAGCTGAGAAAAGGAAGCCGAGCGGAAATACCTGTCTATTTTCGCCCCCGTGTCATCGGGAAGCTTGCCCATAGCTGCCGCAATGCGGTAAATATCGGCATCGTCTTTCAGCGCCTGCTTCACCGTGTCGGTGTAAAGCTCCTGCACTGTCCGTTCCCTGACTTTCAGCCGTCGGGCAATTCTGCGGTTGACCTCTTTATAGGAAAGATTGAGCTGATTTGCCTTAT